CGGTGGCCAGCATGCCACGTAAGCGAAACAAAAACGGGGTTTACCTTACCGAAATCGGTACGGATACCGCGAAAGAGCAGATTTATAACCGCTTCACACTGACGCCGGAAGGGGATGAACCGCTTCCCGGTGCCGTTCACTTCCCGAATAACCCGGATATTTTTGATCTGACCGAAGCGCAGCAGCTGACTGCTGAAGAGCAGGTCGAAAAATGGGTGGATGGCAGGAAAAAAATACTGTGGGACAGCAAAAAGCGACGCAATGAGGCACTCGACTGCTTCGTTTATGCGCTGGCGGCGCTGCGCATCAGTATTTCCCGCTGGCAGCTGGATCTCAGTGCACTGCTGGCGAGCCTGCAGGAAGAGGATGGTGCAGCAACCAACAAGAAAACACTGGCAGATTACGCCAGAGCCTTATCCGGAGAGGATGAATGACGCGACAGGAAGAACTTGCCGCTGCCCGTGCGGCACTGCATGACCTGATGACAGGTAAACGGGTGGCAACAGTACAGAAAGACGGACGAAGGGTTGAGTTTACGGCCACTTCCGTGTCTGACCTGAAAAAATACATTGCAGAGCTGGAAGTGCAGGTGCAGACCGGCATGACACTGCGACGCAGGGGACCCGCAGGATTTTATGTATGAAAACGCCCACCATTCCCACCCTTCTTGGGCCGGACGGAATGACATCGCTGCGCGAATATGCCGGTTATCACGGCGGTGGCAGCGGATTTTGTGGGCAGTTGCGGGCGTGGAACCCACCGTGTGAAAGTGTGGATGCAGCCCTGCTGCCCAATTTTACCCGTGGCAATGCCCGCGCGGACGATCTGGTACGCAATAACGGCTATGCCGCCAACGCCATCCAGCTGCATCAGGATCATATCGTCGGGTCTTTTTTCCGGCTCAGTCATCGCCCAAGCTGGCGCTATCTGGGCATCGGAGAGGAAGAAGCCCGAGCCTTTTCCCGCGAGGTTGAAGCGGCATGGAAAGAGTTTGCCGAGGATGACTGTTGTTGCATTGACGTTGAGCGAAAACGCACGTTTACCATGATGATTCGGGAAGGTGTGGCCATGCATGCCTTTAACGGTGAACTGTTCGTTCAGGCCACCTGGGATACCAGTCCGTCGCGGTTGTTCCGGACACAGTTCCGGATGGTCAGCCCGAAGCGCATCAGCAACCCGAACAATACCGGCGACAGCCGGAACTGCCGTGCCGGTGTGCAGATTAATGACAGCGGTGCGGCGCTGGGATATTACGTCAGCGAGGACGGGTATCCTGGCTGGATGCCGCAGAAATGGACATGGATACCCCGTGAGTTACCCGGCGGGCGCGCCTCGTTCATTCATGTTTTTGAACCCGTGGAGGACGGACAGACCCGCGGTGCAAATGTGTTTTACAGCGTGATGGAGCAGATGAAGATGCTCGACACGCTGCAGAACACGCAGCTGCAGAGCGCCATTGTGAAGGCGATGTATGCCGCCACCATTGAAAGTGAGCTGGATACGCAGTCAGCGATGGATTTTATTCTGGGCGCGAACAGTCAGGAGCAGCGGGAAAGGCTGACCGGCTGGATTGGTGAAATTGCCGCGTATTACGCCGCCGCGCCGGTCCGGCTGGGAGGCGCAAAAGTGCCACACCTGATGCCGGGTGACTCACTGAACCTGCAGACGGCTCAGGACACGGATAACGGTTACTCCGTTTTTGAGCAGTCACTGCTGCGGTATATCGCTGCCGGGCTGGGTGTCTCGTATGAGCAGCTTTCCCGGAATTACGCCCAGATGAGCTACTCCACGGCACGGGCCAGCGCGAACGAGTCGTGGGCGCACTTTATGGGGCGGCGAAAATTCGTCGCATCCCGTCAGGCGAGCCAGATGTTTCTGTGCTGGCTGGAAGAGGCCATTGTTCGCCGCGTGGTTACGTTACCTTCAAAAGCGCGTTTCAGCTTTCAGGAAGCCCGCAGCGCCTGGGGGAACTGTGACTGGATAGGCTCCGGTCGTATGGCCATCGATGGTCTGAAAGAAGTACAGGAAGCGGTGATGCTGATAGAAGCCGGACTGAGTACCTACGAGAAAGAGTGCGCAAAACGCGGCGATGACTATCAGGAAATTTTTGCCCAGCAGGTCCGTGAAACGATGGAGCGCCGTGCAGCCGGTCTTAAACCGCCCGCCTGGGCGGCTGCGGCATTTGAATCCGGGCTGCGACAATCAACAGAGGAGGAGAAGAGTGACAGCAGAGCTGCGTAATCTCCCGCATATTGCCAGCATGGCCTTTAATGAGCCGCTGATGCTTGAACCCGCCTATGCGCGGGTTTTCTTTTGTGCGCTTGCAGGCCAGCTTGGGATCAGCCGCCTGACGGATGCGGTGTCCGGTGACAGCCTGACTGCCCCGGAGGCACCCGCGACGCTGGCGTTATCCGGTGATGATGACGGACCACGACAGGCCCGCAGTTATCAGGTCATGAACGGCATCGCCGTGCTGCCGGTGTCCGGCACGCTGGTCAGCCGGACGCGGGCGCTGCAGCCGTATTCGGGGATGACCGGTTACAACGGCATTATCGCCCGTCTGCAACAGGCTGCCAGCGACCCGATGGTGGACGGCATTCTGCTCGATATGGATACGCCAGGCGGGATGGTGGCAGGGGCATTTGACTGCGCTGACATCATCGCCCGTGTGCGTGACATAAAGCCGGTATGGGCGCTGGCCAATGACATGAACTGCAGTGCAGGGCAGCTGCTTGCCAGCGCCGCCTCCCGGCGTCTGGTCACGCAGACCGCCCGGACAGGCTCCATCGGCGTCATGATGGCTCACAGTAATTACGGTGCTGCGCTGGAGAAACAGGGTGTGGAAATCACGCTGATTTACAGCGGCAGCCATAAGGTGGATGGCAACCCCTACAGCCATCTACCGGATGATGTCCGGGAAACACTGCAGTCCCGGATGGATGCAACCTGCCGGATGTTTGCACAGAAGGTGTCGGCATATACCGGCCTGTCCGTGCAGGCCGTGCTGGATACCGAGGCAGCAGTGTACAGCGGTCAGGAGGCCATTGATGCCGGACTGGCTGATGAACTTGTTAACAGTACCGATGCGATCACCGTCATGCGTGATGCACTGGATGCACGTAAACCCCGTCTCTCAGGAGGGCGAATGACCAAAGAGACTCAATCAACAACTGTTTCAGCCACTGCTTCGCAGGCTGACGTTACTGGCGTGGTGCCAGCGACGGAGGGCGAAAACGCCAGCGCGGCGCAGCCGGACGTGAACGCGCAGATCACCGCTGCGGTTGCGGCAGAAAACAGCCGCATTATGGGGATCCTCAACTGTGAGGAGGCTCACGGACGCGAAGAACAGGCCCGCGTGCTGGCAGAAACCCCCGGTATGACCGTGGAAACGGCCCGCCGCATTCTGGCCGCAGCACCACAGAGTGCACAGGCGCGCAGTGACACTGCGCTGGATCGTCTGATGCAGGGTGCACCGGCACCGCTGGCTGCAAGTAACCTGGCATCTGATACCAATAAAGAATTACTTAATACACCTGAAGCTTTACCGGTATAAGAGGCAGTTATGGCGACAAAAGAAGAGTTTAACCATTACCAGCCGCTGGGTAACAGTGATCCGGCTCATACAGCAATTGCGCCTGGCGGATTGAGTGCGAAAACGCCTGCAATGACCCCACTGATGCTGGATGGCACTACCCGTAAGCTGGTTGTGTGGGATGGCACCACCGACGGTGCAGTCGTTGGCATTCTTGCGGTTGCTGCTGACCAGACCAGCACCACACTGACGTTCTACAAGTCCGGCTCGTTCCGTTATGAGGATGTGCTCTGGCCGGAGGCTGCCAGCGACGAGACGAAAAAACGGACCGCGTTTGCCGGAACGGCAATCAGCATCGTTTAATCTTCCCCTTCATCAACAAAGGCCGCCTGTGCGGCTTTTTTTATGGAAATAATTTATGTCTGTATATACAACTGCAGAATTACTGGCATCGACCCAGCATCACTTTAAGTTCGATCCGCTGTTTCTGCGCCTGTTTTTCCGTGAAACCTATCCTTTCACCACGGAAAAAGTCTATCTCTCACAAATTCCGGGACTGGTAAACATGGCGCTGTACGTTTCGCCGATTGTTTCCGGTGAGGTTATCCGATCCCGTGGCGGCTCCACCTCTGAATTTACGCCGGGTTATGTCAAACCCAAGCATGAGGTGAATCCGCAGATGACCCTGCGTCGCCTGCCGGATGAAGATCCGCAGAACCTGGCTGACCCGGCTTACCGTCGTCGCCGTATTATTCGGCAGAATATGCTGGATGAAAATCTGGCGATTGCCCAGGTCGAAGAGATGCAGGCCGTTTCTGCCGTGCTCAGGGGCAAATACACCATGACCGGTGAAGCCTTCGATCCGGTTGAGGTGGATATGGGCCGCAGTGAGGCGAATAACATCACGCAGTCCGGCGGCACGGAGTGGAGCAAGCGTGACAAGTCCACGTATGACCCGACCGACGATATCGAAGCCTACGCGCTGAACGCCAGCGGTGTGGTGAATATCATCGTGTTTGATCCGAAAGGCTGGGCACTGTTCCGTTCCTTCAAAGCCGTCAGGGAGAAGCTGGATACCCGTCGCGGCTCTCATTCCGAGCTGGAGACAGCGGTAAAAGACCTGGGCAAAGCGGTGTCCTATAAGGGAATGTATGGCGATGTGGCCATCGTCGTGTATTCCGGACAGTACGTGGAAAACGGCGTCAAAAAGAACTTCCTGCCGGACAACACGATGGTGCTGGGGAACACTCAGGCTCGCGGTCTGCGCACCTATGGCTGCATTCAGGATGCGGACGCACAGCGCGAAGGCATTAACGCCTCTGCCCGTTACCCGAAAAACTGGGTGACCACCGGCGATCCGGCGCGTGAGTTCACCATGATTCAGTCAGCACCGCTGATGCTGCTGGCTGACCCTGATGAGTTCGTTTCCGTACAACTGGCGTAATCGTGGCCCTTCGGGGCCATTTTCTCTCTGTGGAGGAGTTCATGACGAAAGATGAACTGATTGCCCGTCTTCAGGAGCTGGGTGAGCAACTGAACCGCGATGTCAGTTTGAGGGGAACGAAAGAAGAACTGACGCTCCGTGTGGCAGAGCTGGAAGAGGAGCTTGATGACACTGCCGATCAGGATACCCCTATCAGCCCGGAAAATGCGCTGACCGGACATGAAAATGAGGCTGTATCAGCGCAGCCGGATACCGTGACTGATACGGCTGCTCTGGTCACGGTTGTGGCACTGGTGACGCTGCATACTGATGCACTTCACGCCACGCGGGATGAGGCTGTGGCATTTGTGCTGCCGGGAACGGCGTTTCGTGTCTCTGTCGGTGTGGCAGCTGAAATGACAGAGCGCGGCCTGGCCAGAATGCAATAACGGGAGGCACTGTGGCTGATTTCAATAACCTGTTCGATGCTGCCATTGCCCGCGCCGATGAAACGATACGCGGGTACATGGGAACGTCAGCCACCATTACATCCGGTGAGCAGTCCGGTGCTGTGATACGTGGTGTTTTTGATGACCCTGAAAATATCAGTTATGCCGGACAGGGCGTACGCGTTGAAGGCTCCAGCCCGTCCCTGTTTGTCCGGACTGATGATGTGCGGCAGCTGCGGCGCGGCGACACGCTGACCATCGGTGAGGAAAACTTCTGGATAGACCGGATTTCGCCGGATGATGGCGGAAGCTGTCATCTCTGGCTCGGGCGTGGCGTACCGCCTGCCGTTAACCGTCGCCGCTGAAAGGGGGATGTATGGCTATAAAAGGTCTTGAGCAGGCCGTTGAAAACCTCAGCCGTATCAGCAAAACGGCGGTGCCCGGTGCCTCCGCAATGGCCATTAACCGCGTGGCCACAACGGCAATGAATCAGTCGGCGTCACAGGTTGCCCGTGAGACAAAGGTGCGGCGAAAACTGGTAAAGGAAAGGGCCAGGCTGAAAAGGGCCACGGTCAAAAATCCGCAGGCCAGAATCAAGGTTAACCGGGGGGATTTGCCCGTAATCAAGCTGGGTAACGCGCGGGTCGTCCTTTCCCGCCGCAGACGTCGTAAAAAGGGGCAGCGTTCATCCCTGAAAGGTGGCGGCAGCGTGCTTGTGGTGGGAAACCGTCGTATTCCCGGCGCGTTTATTCAGCAACTGAAAAATGGCCGGTGGCATGTCATGCAGCGTGTGGCCGGGAAAAACCGTTACCCCATTGATGTGGTGAAAATTCCGATGGCGGTGCCGCTGACCACGGCATTTAAACAGAATATTGAACAGATACGGCGTGAACGTTTGCCGAAAGAACTGGAATACGTCCTGAAACAACAACTGAGGATTGCGATAAAGCGATGAAACATACGGATATCCGTGCAGCCGTACTGGATGCACTGGAGAAGCATAACACCGGGGCGACGTTTTTTGATGGTCGCCCCGCTGTTTTTGATGAGGCGGATTTTCCGGCAATTGCCGTTTATCTCACCGGCGCTGAATACACGGGCGAAGAGCTGGACAGCGATACCTGGCAGGCGGAGCTGCATATCGAAGTTTTCCTGCCTGCTCAGGTGCCGGATTCAGAGCTGGATTCGTGGATGGAGTCCCGGATTTATCCGGTGATGAGCGATATCCCGGCACTGTCAGATTTGATCACCAGTATGGTGGCCAGTGGCTATGACTACCGGCGCGACGATGATGCGGGCCTGTGGAGTTCAGCCGATCTGACTTATGTCATTACCTATGAAATGTGAGGACGATATGCCTGTACCAAATCCTACAATGCCGGTGAAAGGTGCCGGGACCACACTGTGGGTTTATAAGGGGAACGGTGACCCTTATGCGAACCCGCTTTCAGACGTTGACTGGTCGCGTCTGGCTAAAGTTAAAGACCTGACGCCCGGCGAACTGACCGCTGAGTCCTATGACGACAGTTATCTTGATGATGAAGATGCTGACTGGACCGCGACCGGACAGGGGCAGAAGTCAGCCGGAGATACCAGCTTCACGCTGGCGTGGATGCCCGGAGAGCAGGGGCAGCAGGCGCTGCTGGCGTGGTTTAATGAAGGGGATGTCCGGGCCTATAAAATCCGCTTCCCGAACGGCACGGTCGATGTGTTCCGTGGCTGGGTCAGCAGTATCGGTAAGGCGGTAACGGCGAAGGAAGCGATCACCCGTATGGTGAAGGTCACCAATGTGGGCCGTCCGTCAATGGCAGAAGATCGCAGCACGGTGACAGCGGCAACCGGCATGACGGTAACGCCAGCCAGTGCTTCCGTAGTGAAAGGGCAGAGCACCACGCTGACCGTGGCATTCCAGCCGGAAGGCGCAACCGACAAGAGCTTCCGTGCGGTGTCAGCGGATAAAACAAAAGCCACGGTGTCGGTCAGTGGTATGACCATCACCGTGAAGGGCGTTGCTGCAGGTAAGGTCAACATTCCGGTTGTATCCGGTAATGGTGAGTTTGCTGCGGTTGCAGAAATCAACGTCACCGCCAGTTAATCCGGAGAGTCAGCGATGTTCCTGAAAACCGAATCATTTGAACATAACGGCGTGACCGTCACGCTTTCTGAACTGTCAGCCCTGCAGCGCATTGAGCATCTCGCCCTGATGAAACGGCAGGCAGAACAGGCAGAGTCAGACAGTAACCGGAAGTTTACTGTGGAAGACGTCATCAGAACCGGCGCTTTTGTGGTGGCGATGTCCCTGTGGCATAACCATCCGAAGAAGACGCAGATGCTGTCCATGAATGAAGCCGTTAAACAGATTGAGCAGGAAGTGCTCACCACCTGGCCCACAGAGGCGATTTCTCATGCTGAAAACGTGGTGTACCGGCTGTCCGGTATGTATGAGTTTGTGGTGAATGATGCCCCTGAACAGGCAGAGGACGCCGGGCCTGCAGAGCCTGTTTCTGCGGGAAAGTGTTCGACGGTGAGCTGAGTTTTGCCCTGAAACTGGCGCGTGAGATGGGGCGACCCGACTGGCGTGCCATGCTTGCCGGGATGTCATCCACGGAGTATGCCGACTGGCACCGCTTTTACAGTACCCATTATTTTCATGATGTTCTGCTGGATATGCACTTTTCCGGGCTGACGTACACCGTGCTCAGCCTGTTTTTCAGCGATCCGGATATGCATCCGCTGGATTTCAGTCTGCTGAACCGGCGCGGGGCTGACGAAGAGCCTGAAGATGATGTGCTGATGCAGAAAGCGGCAGGGCTTGCCGGAGGTGTTCGTTTTGGTCCGGACGGGAATGAAGTTATCCCCGCTTCCCCGGACATGACGGAGGATGACGCAATGCTGATGACAGTATCAGAAGGGATCGCAGGAGGAGTCCGGTATGGCTGAACCGGTAGGCGATCTGGTCGTTGATTTAAGTCTGGATGCAGCCAGATTTGACGAGCAGATGGCCAGAGTCAGGCGTCATTTTTCCGGTACGGAAAGTGATGCGAAAAAAACAGCGGCAGTTGTTGAGCAGTCGATGAACCGACAGGCGCTGGCTGCACAGAAAGCGGGTATCTCTGTAGGGCAGTATAAAGCTGCCATGCGTATGCTGCCTGCGCAGTTCACCGACGTGGCCACGCAGCTTGCAGGGGGGCAGAACCCGTTTCTCATCCTGCTGCAACAGGGCGGTCAGGTAAAAGATTCCTTCGGTGGGTTGATCCCCATGTTCAGGGGGCTTGCCGGTGCAGTCACCCTGCCGATGGTGGGGTTCACTTCGCTGGCAGTTGCCACCGGAGCGCTGGCGTATGCCTGGTATCAGGGGGACTCAACCCTGTCCAGTTTCAATAAAACGCTGGTCCTTTCCGGTAATCAGGCAGGACTGACGGCAGATCGTATGCTGGTCCTGTCCAGAGCAGGGCAGGCTGCAGGGCTGACGTTTAACCAGACCAGCGAGTCACTGACGGCGCTGGTGAATGCCGGTGTGCGTGGTGGTGAGCAGTTTGAGGCGATCAGCCAGAGTGTGGCTCGTTTCTCCTCTGCATCGGGCGTGGAGGTGGACAAGGTTGCTGAAGCCTTCGGGAAGCTGACCACAGACCCGACGTCGGGGCTGACAGCGATGGCGCGCCAGTTCCATAACGTGACAGCGGAGCAGATTGCGTATGTTGCTCAGTTGCAGCGTTCCGGCGATGAAGCCGGGGCATTGCAGGCGGCGAACGAGGCCGCAACGAAAGGGTTTGATGACCAGACCCGCCGCCTGACAGATAACATGGGCACGCTGGAGACCTGGGCAGATAAGACAGCACGGGCATTTAAATCCATGTGGGATTCGGTGCTGGATATTGGTCGCCCGTACACTGCCCGGGAAATGCTGGAGAAAGCAGAAAAGGCTTTTGATGAAGCGGACAAGAAATGGCAGTGGTATCAGAGCCGGAGCCACCGGCGTGGTAAAACCTCAGCATTTCTTGCCAATCTCCGTGGCGCATGGGAGGACAGGGCGAATGCGCAACTTGGTCTTTCAGCCGCCACATTGCAGGCAGATCTTGAAAAGGCCAGTGAGATGGCAGCAAAAGATCGTGCTGAGTCTGAGGCATCACGGCTGAAATATACCGAAGAGGCGCAGAAGGCTTACGAGCGTCTGCAGACTCCGCTGGAGAAATATACCGCCCGTCAGGAAGAACTGAACAAGGCACTGAAAGACGGAAAAATCCTGCAGGCAGATTACAACACGCTGATGGCGGCGGCGAAAAAGGATTATGAAGCGACGCTGAAAAAGCCGAAACAGTCCGGCGTGAAAGTGTCTGCAGGCGATCGCCAGGAAGACAGTGCTCATGCTGCCCTGCTGACGCTTCAGGCAGAACTCCGGACGCTGGAGAAGCATGCCGGAGCGAATGAGAAAATCAGCCAGCAGCGCCGGGATTTGTGGAAGGCGGAGAGTCAGTTCGCTGTACTGGAGGAAGCGGCACAACGTCGCCAGCTGTCCGCACAGGAGAAATCCCTGCTGGTACATAAAGAGGAGACGCTGGAGTACAAACGACAACTGGCGGAGTTAGGCGATAAGGTCGAACATCAGAAACGCCTGAATACACTGGCGCAGCAGGCGGATAAATTCGCACAGCAACAAAGGGCAAAACGGGCTGCCATTGATGCGAAAAACCGGGGGATGACAGACCGGCAGGCAGCGCGGGAAGCCACTGAACAGCGCCTGAAGGAACAGTATGGCGATAATACGCTGGCGCTGAATAACGTCCTGTCAGAACAGAAAAAGACCTGGGCGGCTGAAGACCAGCTTAACGGGAGCTGGATGGCTGGCCTGAAGTCCGGCTGGAGCGAGTGGAAAGATAGTGCCACGGACAGTATGTCGCAGGTTAAAAGTGCTGCCACGCAGACCTTTGATGGTATTGCGCAGAATATGGCGGCGATGCTGACCGGCAGTGAGCAGAACTGGCGCAGCTTCACCCGTTCCGTGCTGTCCATGATGACAGAAATTCTGCTTAAGCAGGCAATGGTGGGGATTGTCGGGAGTATCGGCAGCGCCATTGGCGGAGCTGTTGGTGGCGGCGCATCACCGTCAGGCGGTACAGCCATTCAGGCTGCTGCGGCGAAATTCCATTTTGCGACCGGAGGTTTTACGGGGACCGGCGGCAAATATGAGCCAGCGGGGATTGTCCACCGTGGTGAATTTGTCTTCACGAAGGAGGCAACCAGCCGGATTGGCGTGGGGAATCTCTACCGGCTGATGCGCGGCTATGCCACCGGTGGTTATGTCGGTGGCACCGGAAGTCCGGCGCAAATGCGGCGTTCAGAGGGTATCAGGTTTGAGCAGAACAACAACGTGGTGATTAACAACGACGGTACGAATGGTCTGCCAGGTCCACAGATGATGAAGGCGGTGTATGA